AAGGCACGCATGTCGATGTAGTAGATTTTAAATTTGGTCGCGGTGAGATCGATGATGCGGAAATTAATATCCAGGGTCAGGCATATTTGCTTGGCGTAATGGATAAGTTTCCAGAGCTCGAGACCGCTACAGTTCATTTTATCATTCCAAGAAGGGATGAGGTTTTTACTGCTGATTTCAATCGTGCTGACATGGAGGGGGTCCGTCTCCGTATAAGCCTTATCGTTGGTAAGGCTATGCTTTCTGATGCGGAGCGGATCCCCAATACCGAGGGCTGTAAATACTGTAAGCACAAGCTATCCTGCCCTGCCCTGAATGATAAGATGCTACCGCTTGCTAAGAAGTATGCGAAGACGGTTGATGATTTTGAATTAAATCTTTGGGGCAGCTACTCCCCTGCTGAGATCGAGGATCCTGAGGTTCTTGGTAAGATGCTTAATGTAGCCAGCGTGGTAGACAAGTGGGCAGAGGCTGCGAAGAAGCAGGCGACAAAGCTTGCAACAGATGAAGGTCTGGAGATTCCCGGATACGATCTTCACTTCAGAACAGCAACCGCAAAGATTGATGATAGTCAGGCTGCGTTCGATGCGGTGGAGCATTTGCTCAGTGCAGAAGAGTTTATGAATGCGTGTAATGTTACACCCAGTGCATTAGGTAAAGCGTATTCTGAAAAACTTCCACGGGGTGAGAAGAAGGACGCCAGGGCTAAGATCGACAACGCCCTTGAGGATGCAGGAGTAATCCTGTCCGAAGAAGAACGGAGTTTGACTCCTTATCTTAGGAAATCAAAAAATTTATCTTGAGTGTATAACATTTGTTAACGCTCGCAAAACAATAACCAAAAGACAGAAAGGATACAAGATGGCTAAATCATCATTATCAGAGTCAAAGACAGACGAAACGGCAGTAGTAGAAGCTACTGGAGATATCATAGAGGGATCACCAACATCGGGGGCATTGGCGGTGTCCGGCGCGGGTGTAATCGGAGACATCGATGCAAGCGACATCGAATTTCCTAAGCTAGCAATAGCTCAGGGAGTTGGACCGCTTAGCGATAACTTCAAGAAAGGAGCAATCGTTCTTGATGCCGAGCACGAAATCAGCGACGGGACAACACCGGTTGAGTTCACCGTTCTAAGGATCGGTAAATTCTTCGAGGAGAATATTCCCTTCGGATCTGGAGAAATCCCAAGAATCGTAACGCCGGCAGAGCAGAAGAAGATCGGGGGGACGACACAGGGTCACCGTGATGGTGAGAACTGGGTTCAGCCCGATTGGAAACCATTGGCTGACGCCTTGGTCTGCATTAAAGGTGATAACGAGGATGTGTTCCCGTATAACTTCGGCAAGGATCATTATGCCATCGCTATGTGGCGAATCCGTAAGACCGCCTACGAAGGCGGGGCTAAACCGATTCTCACGGCAGCCGGCACCTACTACAGAAACGGGCTTCGCAACGGCTCATTTCTCCTGACCACTCAGAAGAGAGTGTTCAGTGGAAATGCTGTCCACGGACCAAAAGTTGTTCGCGGCAAGAAGCACGACGAGAAATTCGTCAACTGGTTAGCATCAGAATTTTGCTAATCTCATAATTAGCGTGGTGTGTAGCGTCGAGGGTTTAGTGACTTTTTCCCTCGGCGCTCGATCGCCACGCCCAACCACACACCACCACAGTTTATGAAATATATAGCATTAGATTTTGAGACCTTTTATTCAAAGGACTACTCAATTGTAGGTCAGAGTACCTACCAATATGTCAATCACCCCGAGTTCGACGCTTATCTTGTTTCCTTATGGAACCCTGAGATCAGCTATGTTGGACAGACTAAAGAGTACCCCGATTGGAAGAAGTTAGACGGGTACACCTTTATCGCCCACAACGCGTCTTTTGACCAACGCTGTTTCGAGAAATGCGTTGAGCTTGGTATCATTCCCGACATTAAAGTCGAGTGGATCTGTACAGCCGACATGTGCGTGTACTTTCAGTATCAGAGAAATCTGAAGGGAGCCGCCAAAGCTATCCTCAACGCCGACATGGACAAGGAAGTTCGTGAAAACATGAAGGGTAAAACTTGGGATGACATGATCGCCATGGATGAATCCAAAGCTGTTCTTCAATACGCATTGGACGATTCGAAATATACTTATCAGATATTTGAGGAGCTCTACGACCAATGGCCTGAGACCGAACGCCAATTATCTAAGATGACCCGGCAGATGGCATGGGACGGCATTCCTGTGGACTACGATAAACTAATGGAGGGTATCAATACTTTGGAGGAACAGTTGTTCGAGGTGAAGAAAAACCTACCTTGGTACGATCAGATCGATCCGGACACTAAGAAGAAGTATGTAGAATACTCTAAAAAGGCGATGGCATTGGAGTGCCGTAAAGCTGGAGTTGAGCCTCCCAAATCCATGGCCAAGGATAGCCCTGAGCTAGCGGAATGGATTAAAGAGCATGGGGACAAACTTAAGTTCGTCTCAGCCATGCAGAATCATAACAGGCTGAACATGCATCTAACCCGTATGAGAAGCGTTAAGAACAGGCTGACCGACGATAATAGAATGTCCTACAATCTAAAATATTTCGGAGCGGATGCTACCGGAAGGTGGTCAGGCGACGCCGGTTTTAATGTCCAAAATTTACCTCGCGAGACCCGTTATGGCGTCAACATCCGTAACATGTTTTCTGCACCTGAAGGCAAGACCTTTGTTGTTGCTGACCTTTCGCAGATCGAGCCTAGACTTACAGCATTTATCGCGGGTGATGAGGACTTCCTGAAATTAATCAAGCAAGGTATGAGTCCGTATGAAGCTCATGCTCGGCAGACCATGGGATGGACAGGAGGTAAACTCAAGGATGAGGATCCCGAGCTATACCTGCTGGCTAAGGTTCGTGTGCTTCAGCTTGGTTACGGCAGTGGCTGGTTTAAGTTTGCGGAGACTGTAGCTCAGTACGGGCAACAGCAGATTCTAGACATGGGATTTTCTCGTAAGGATGAGATTCGCTTTGAGGAATTCGCTAACACTTATCAACCCGGCAAAGGATCAATATACCCTACCCTGTCTGAAAAAGAGAGAAGGCAGTGGGTTAATGCATATATCCAGGTCTCAGACTTTCGTGACAAGAACCCAAAGATAACAGCGATGTGGAAGAAGCTCGACAGGGAGTACAAGATGGCAGCGGCTGAGGGTGACGATTTCTCTTTTGAGATTCCTAGCGGGAGAACCTTACATTATTTCTCATGTCAACATCAGCACGATGGGGTGACATGTAAAACTCAGAAGGGAGCATTGCGTAGAGTTTACCAATACGGAGCAAACCTTTTCCAGAATGCAGTTCAGGCGACAGCCCGTGACTGTTTTGGATTCATCATGACCAATCTTGAAAAGGCTGGAAAGAAGATCGTTCTTCATGTCCACGATGAAGTGGTCATTGAAGTGGATGAAGAAAATGCACTTCACGCTAAGGCTGACATCCAGGAGATCATGAAGCAGGGTCCAAAGTGGATGAAGGATGTCCCGCTCGATAGTGAAGCAATCATAACCAAGGAGTACACGAAATGATAATTGGGTTAGCTGGTGGAAAAGGTTCCGGTAAAAGCACCGTAGCGAAAATAATTAACAGGTTGCATGGCTATGAGTTAATCTCATTTGCCACTCCAATTAAGCAAATGCTTCGTGTTCTGGGGCTTGGTGATGCGGAATTGAACGATCCTGCATTTAAGGAGATTCCTCTTGATGAGTATGGGAGAAGTCCTAGACAGCTCTGCCAGTCGCTTGGCACAGAGTGGGGCAGAATGTTAGTCTCTGGAGATGTATGGATCCAAGCTCTTCGCAAGCAACTCAAACCGAAAACTAATTATGTCATCGACGATGTTCGATTCGATAACGAGGCACGGTTTGTTAGGGAGCGTGGATCGGTGATTCATGTTGAGCGGGAGAGAGACATAGACGGAGATACCCACATTTCAGAAGCGGGTGTTAGTGAAGATTTAATTGATGGAAAAATAAGAAACATATCGTGCTATGAGTCCGATCTCGAATTGGAAGTAGCCCGACAAATGGAGGAGATTATATATTATGGATTTGTTCACGATTCCAAATCTAAGTAGTACACAGAT